GAAATTGGTTGTCCTTCTGTACCCAAGAACGGAGTTCCAGGAGGCTCTTCCAAAGAAAGAACACTAGGATCATAAGGGTATTCTCCTGCAGCTTCTATAGGACCAGTTTCAACTGAAGCTGTATGAGAACCAGATGCAGGTGGGATAGGGGCAGGAGGGGTAATGCCTCCTTTATGCCTTTCATGGGCTTCGAGAATCTTATAAGCTGAACTAATATAATTCTTTCGTGTTTCATCAGTTTTAAACTGGTAAGAAGCTTTAACAGCTTGGGCCATTTCAGGATTACTGATCATGAATTCAGCTATCTTATCTGGATTACCAGTCTTATAAGCAATCATAGCATCAGCTTTCATTTTCTCATATTTCTCTTGAGCTTTTCTTTTGGCTATAACTTCAGTAGTTTTTTGCATCGATTGAGCTAAACCGTGTAATCCCGGTCCAAAATCCATTCCTGGAGTTATTGTGTAAGGACTGACCATTTTTCCTCCTTAAAAGATATCTTTGATTCTATCCCATGTATTACTAAAATTAAAACTACCTGGATTCATAGCTAAGCTAATCCCTTTAGATAGTTTAGAATCTTCATCAATTCCTAATTTTGGAAGCCAACGTTGTTCAATATCTTGATTTAATACTTCAGTAGATAATATATCTTTCATGTGCTCTTTGGGATCTTCAGAACGATAACCACCTTTTTTAGCCATGAGTTCATTGCCTATAATAATTGCAGCTAACGCAGCCCAAGGTCCAGCTGCAGCTGCTGCACTACCCATACCCCCTGTACCGGTACCAGCACCAGCACCCCCAGCAGTACCAACACCAGTGCCAGTGCCAGCACCACCACCAGGCATAATATTCATAAAAGTTGATAAGCCTCCAAGACCAAGCATCCCTGGTTGTTGCTGTTGTTGCTGTTGTTGGGGTGGTCGAATTACAAATGGATTATCCTCATACATGTCAGTTCTAAATCTAGCCATTTTATAATACTCCTATAGCCGAGTAATTAACAAACATGAAACCGTCTTTAAGTATGACAGCTTCAGGATTCTCTTGGAAAATTTCATCTGCCATGCATCCACATGTTTTACCCTTTAATCCAAGAGCTTCACCTATTTTATTCCATTCAAATGAATAGAAATTATGGCCATTTATTTTTCCTATTAAAGAAATGTTTTTCTTAATACGGCGATCGGAGAACATACCATATGCTGCAAGTCCTAATTCACCAAGACCTAAAATATTACCAAAACCTTGCTGTTGTTGCATTTGTTCAGTTTGGGATTTACCAAGTATTCCTTGAGCTTTAGTTGTTCCTATACCTGCAGTAACTTGAGCAATTTGCCCAACATTTGATGGTAATCCCGCTAAACCTGTTAAACCTCCAAGCTGTTCATTATATGATTGCAAAAGAGCTTGATTTTGGAGTTGAGTATTATAATCATACATAGCACCTTGTACATCTCCAGATCTTAATCCTCCTGTCATACCAGAATACCGCATAATAGCTTCTTCTCCAAGTTCACGGCCACCCATAAGAGCTTGGTATAAAGGACTTTGCATAGCTTGATCAATTAGGGCTTGTTGATCTCCTTCACCACCCTCTAAACCATAAAGGCCACCAAGTTGGGTAAGAGCACCCTCTCTAAATTGCTGTGGTAAAGCTTCTCTCTCTTTTAAATATTTAAGAGCTTTTTCTTGGAATTTTACTTGTTCTTTAGCAGCTTTTTTTGAAGCATCACCTGAATCATCATCACCACCGGTAAAAAAATCGACTACACCACCCATGATTTTCTCCTTATACAAATATGTTTTTTACCAAAAGAAATAATATGTTCAAATCCACAACTTTTGGCTAATTTAAGTATGCTAATTTTTTCTATTATACCTATGATCATTTCACACCAATCAAAGAGCCAAAAACAAAATTCACACCAGTCATTAATAGCTTGTTTCAGTTTTCGTAACCCTGCTTTATCAGAAGTAAAATGACAAGTAGCGGCTTTACCTTGTCGAGTTGCTGAAAATAATATATGACAATTTGGATTATTCCATCTAAATACCCAATAATCTCCATTGGTCCTAAGATCACCAGTATCACCACTGTATATATCAAAAGTAGGATTCATTATACCATTTCTACAACATCTAAAGAAACAGTTAATTGTGATGCTAAACTAGCAATAGCACTTAATAGATCTCCTGCATCAAGAACTTGACCTACAACTTCAGGAGCTTCATAAGTTTCTTTATTACCAATTGGCTTTAAATTCATTATTAAGTTATCAGCACCAACTGCTCCACCGCTAGGAACTTTATTAAATGATATAGTTTCAACTGTTGTAGTATCATTAGTAATAGTACATTTAATAACTCTAGCACTTGTATTTGCTGGACAAGTATATAAAGTGGTATTAGCTACTCCTGGTTGACCTATGTAAGCATTTTTCGTTGTTACTGGCATCTTCTTCTCCTTTTATGTACCAAATCCATTTCTATAAAAATTGTCTACAATAGTATCGTATTCAACTAAAGTAAGTAATTGATTTAAGTAGTCTACCCAAAAAATTGTAGAGGCAACAAGTCGTGGAGCTAATGTAATTAGATCTGGTCCTCTGTTGTAAGATATTTCTCGTAATATATAACTCACATCATTAATATCATCAACAATATAATCATATGTTATAATATCTCCAACTTTAATTACATTATGATTAAAGTTTTGTAGTACTTTTGTGACCGGATATATTATACCAGCTAATGGTATACCTGCAACCCAATTACGTATATTCATTACAGCAGCTATCCATTCTGCTCTGTAAACTGTAGCCCCTGGAGAAATAGGAACTGTAATCCTTGGTACTCCACCATTATCATCAGCTACCCATTCATTAATTAAAGTTGTATCATCAAAGAACTGAATTCTTGCTTGCTGAATAATAGTCTCATAATAAGATTTAGTTCCTAATGCCATTATGATAACTCCACTGTTATTGTTTTAGTTAACCAAACTGATATAGTTACATCTTCAATATATACTGGAGAATTTGCATAAAATACATCAACAAAAAATCCATCAGTTAAACCATCAAGATCTTCATCAATTCCTCCCTTTCTTAATCGCCAGTATTTATTTGCTATTGCAGTTTCTCCATCTGCTCCTACATGAAGTTCACTTTCTCTGTCAACATTACATTTATCACCAGTAACATGAACCGTATATAAATAAGCATCAAATTCAGCAGCTACATTGGTTGTGAAGATGTTGGCATCAAAAGTGTTAATCACCAAATTTGGACTATCATTTGATTGTTCGAAACTACAATGGTATACATCAACATCTGTTAATGTTAAATCTACAGTTGATAATGTAACTATACCAGTAAACCATTTAGATGTTATATATGCACCAACAAATTCATGTATTGTATTACCATTTGCATCTGTTGTTGTATTATCAGTTGTAAGTGCATCAACAGTTATTGTATCAGTATCAGCAGGAGTTATTACTCCAGTATTACGATCAACTGAATCTCCAGTTACAGTTATCTCACCATTTATATCACCACCTGCATTTACAACAACTATTATTTTACCATGCCCTTTAGTTACAACAATATCTGTTGGAACAGCATCTAAAGGTTGAGCAGTTGCCAAAGAAAGTAAACCACCATGCCAATTTGACTCTGTTCCTCTTGAAGGAACCGCATCAAACATATCCATGACAATTGGAACTTGTACAGTTCCTATAGTACTTGTTAAAACTTTACTTGCATCTGTTTTAACTAATTGATTTGCAGTTAAAGAAGGAACAGTGATATTATCACTATCATCAATAGTAACTCCACTATTTTGCAAACGGTGTCCATTAGTTTCATTATACCTTGCAACCGCATTATCAGTAGAAGATTGTGGTCCTAATATTTTAGGAATTGTAGGAAATAATTCTATTAATTTTCTTAATTCTGCAATATCTTTACCAAAAGAATGTGATGAGGGTAAACTGTTAAGTTTCTTTTCTAATTCATCAATTCTTTTGGAATAGTTAATTGGTGTTGAATATAATTGAGAGATTAAAGATCTTTCTAATTCGTCGTTACTTGATTCATCTATGCCACCAACTCTATTGAATAGATTTCTAAAAAACTCTTGCCATTCGGCAGTCATTACCTTTTCTTCTCCTTCAAACATTGAAGAAATTGGTAAATATGGTAGAAAAATATTCTCAGCCATAAGTCACTTTCATTAAAGAAAAAGCCATTTTAGATTTGGAGACTCCACGAAATTTAAAAGCAGCCCATTGATTTATATATCCAAGACGCCTAATTATAAAACGAGCATTATAATCATTTGGACTACCATAATCCATCCAATATTCTGCACCATAAATTACACCATCATAAGTTAAAGATATTGCAACTGTGGCATCTTCTATACTTGTAAAACCAGGAATAGCTTCAAGTTCTACTTCATCAATAGAAGCTGTTTCAAGATTTATAAATGGAGTATATAATAACCATTCAACTAATTCACCATAATGAGTTACTACTGAATTATCAAGTTCACCTATTATTAAATCTCGTTTATCCCCATATATCCATTTTACAGATCTTGCATCAAATACACCATTTATAGCTCTATAAGTAGTATCTTTATCAACATCTGTTTTAAGCACTGACCAAGCAACTTCAATACCAGATGTTTTGGCTATTGTCTCGTTGAAACATAATGTTTCTTTTGGTAAATGTATTAGTACAAAGGTAACATTATTTTCTAAGCGACTTTCCATTCGCATATCGGCTAATTCAAGTTCTGTATATTGTGCAATTATTTTATCAATTTCTCTGATTGATACTTTATTTGAAACTCCATCACCAATCATATGTATACCAACAGCTTCGTTTTTGCGCCCTCCAGCTACAAGAAAATTTTTTCCTATTTCACATTTTGCATGAGTAGCAACAATACCAATCTTTTGAGCTCTTGCGTCAATTCTTTGAAACGCAAATTCAGAAGTAGCATTGTCTACAAAATATTCAGTAGTATACCGCCCAAATACTATTACTTTATTATCTTGAGTTTTAGCGAGGCCAAGTGATGGATCCGGCATAAATTCAGCTGTTGCAAATTTAAGTGGATCAATTGATGTTTCATCAGTTATATCAGTATGATAAATATATTCACCATCAGTAAGAAAATAATATCCATTAATCCATATACCATCTATTGGATCACCAAGGTCAGAATCTGTAATTTCTGTAAATGTGACTGTATCAAATAGCCACATTCTACCATCAGCAATTATAGCTTGAGTGTTAAATGAATATGGTAAAGCTACTTGTTCAGTACCAGATATATTACCAATTGCAACAACAGTTCCATCAGCTGCTACTTTTATAAATTTTTCTCCAGAAGCACGATAATGGTCTTGTTGTCTTTCATTGTAAACACCACCACGATCAAAGCCAAAACCAGTACCAAAAGAAGAAAGACCAGGATAATTCAACAAATACCCATCTGCTTCATGTACTTTACGATTCACAGCATACATGTTAACAGGAAGATTATCGCGGTAATCTGTTTCTTCACCGTGTTTATCTCCTTTAATTAATGTAATTGGTAACTGTGGCATTATTTTCTCCTTGGTAAAACTGGAACTGGTATACCCATATCCATATTCATACCCATACCCATACTTTCGGGAAGTTCACTAATAGTTATATTATCAATATAGACATTTTCAGATCCACTCATATCATCAAAAGCAATATAATCACCTGTAGCATGTGTTGCAACAAATGTTAGTGTATAACTAACTTGAGAAGTTGTTAATGAAGTAGACGCAAGAACAGCATCAGCATTACTATATATTACTGCTTTTGGGTTTACTCCATCATCATTATCATAATAGGCATCAAATGTAACAGTATAAACTTTACCAATAGTAAGATCTGCACTTAAATCATTTGCGTCTGAAAAATCAAGATAAGCACCTTTGTCATTATCAACATAACTTATCTTTAATTGACTGTTAGTCTCATCAATCTCAATTGTATTTGTACCATAAGGAATCCATGAGATTTGGATTTCACGAACAGAGACATCGTCTATTTCACCATTATAGTTTACATCAGTTTGAGCTGCAGTATTCTTATTACCTGTACCTGTAGTTTGGAAGATATACTCAACATGATCATCGTTAGAGTTTTTAAAAGTCCCAGAATTTGTACCATTTAAATTTAATCTAACTTTTCCACCAACACGATTTAAGATGGTAAATCCACATCTATAAAGTTTATCATCGACTTGAGCAATAGATTGAAAGATGGATTTATTAGCAACCTGACTTCCATCAATAGAAGCAACGTCACCACCAATAACCCAAGGAGCCTGTTTTGTCCAGACTGTATCTGTATCAAACCCTCCGTTAACTATACTTTCCGTCTGACTCAAAATAGCTGGATATGTAAACTTGCCTTTAGCGGGTTGGATTATATCTTTGACAGAAATATTGTTATAAACTAAATCAGTTGCTCCAAGTGCTGAACGATAAAAACGTGTTGCAATAGATGTATCATTTGCCCAAAAGTACTTCCTATATGTTCCATTAGCAGTCCATCCCATTTCTTCAAAGTCATGGACACCATTATAGAATTTTATACGTACATCTCCTCTAACATAATTAGTAATGGTTACTTCAAGTAAATAATATCTTTCTGCTACCGTGGGGAAGTCCTGTCTCATATAAATACCAGCAGAAAGATCAGATACCAATCTCGCACCATTAGCATGTTCTGTTATATAATTATTGGCATCTTCACTTACTACTGACCAATTGTCAGGATTATCTCCTGTCCAATTTGCAAAATCCCCGTTTACAGCAAGCTCACTTCCCAATATTTCTTGGTCAAATAAATCCATTATACTTCACCTATATTAAATATTACTTTTGAACCAGCTGTAAATGTTCCATTTGCAAAAGTAAAACCAAGCTGCAAACGTTGATTAAAATACCAGCCTTTTGGTTCACCATCACCCGATTGAAGTCGAACAGCAACAGGATCAGTTGTTTCTATGCTGTTTTCAATTATATCAACAACATCATCAACTGCTCCTGGAATGAAAACAGTAGATATAACATTAATCCCTGAATCCATCATGTAATCTTCATCTATTGCACTCACTTCAATAGTTCGATTAGTGGTTTTAATTGTGTTAGCCATTTTATCCCCTTATAGTAGAATCTTGTAATTGAAAGTTTATGATCCGAGTTTCTATTCGTCCGTCTGAAGTAGTAACAACTATTTTCACTTGAAGTAAACTAACTGAATCTTCTGTTGACAATCCAGTAGCTGTAATATTATATACTACCATTGTATCAGTATTAGAACTGGAATTAATGGTTAAACCAGTATCAGCTTCAATTGTAAATGAGGCAATTGTTTCTCCAGAGTCAAGATAAGCAACAAACGATTCCATAAAATCTCTGATATCATCTATAAACATTGTGATTGTGCCTTTGCCTAATGGAGCTTCAGCACCCCTACGATAATACCTTCTCCACTTTTGAGTTCGCAGAGTATTACGTGCACCAACTGGCATACGATTTGGATATCTTGCTTCTCTTATTGGAGCAGTACTTGAAGAAAGAAATGAGAAACCTGCTTGAGATTGTGACACTAGATTTGGAGAAGCATCTTTTCCAAAATCATTTAAAAGTCTAATTGCAAGGTTAGACTTATATGCAAACCAATATTTTCGAGGTAAATTATGGGGCGAATTCAAATCAGGATCTTCTTCAAAATTATAATCTGTCTGGATATTCCTTCCCTGAAATTCCTGAGCCATATCTTCAAGCCTATTAAGAGCTAAAGTATTTTCTTCACCACCAGGAATAACTGTTAGTCCAGAAATTCTCATTAATGAATACGCCCCATTTATTAATTCCACTTTTGTGGTCATGATTAATCCTCAACCTCAAATTTAGTTAAATCAATTTCCAAAGGAACTCCAAGAATTGAACAAGCACCTTGGATTAATTCAAGTGCTTCATCAGAAGTAACCTTCCCATCTTCAAGAGCTGTAACACTCCAAGAACTAATCAGTCCCATGATCTGTAGAGCTTTTAGAAAATATTTCATTTTTCTTCTCCTTTTTTTCTTTTATAGATTTACTTTTAATTTCTTGAGGTTCCTTAGCCACTTTAGGTTTGTCAGTTTCTTCAGTTTCTTCAGTTTCTTCAGTTTCTTCTGGAATGTCTTTTGGGTCTAAATACCACTCACCACCATTTTCAGCAAGTAATGGTTCAAAACCAAATCCATCAACGAGTTGCATTTCACAAGTCATACCATTATAAACATTTGCAGTGCCTTTCTTAAATAGTTGAATCATTGTACCTCCTTAATAAAGGGGTCCGAAGACCCCTTTTAAAGTTTAATCTTTATTCCAAAACCCCATTAACATAGTTACCACCAATAAAATTACCAGTAGTATCACCATCAATACCAGTAGTGGCAGAAATAAAATTACCGTAACAACTGACAGTAGGAGTTCCCATATTAATATCAATTCCAATAGCCAAAGTTTGAGACCCACCATCAATAAAGTTATGAGTAATGTGAGTTATTGGAACAACAGTAGTTGAATGAAACCTTATTCCAGCTTCAGAAATATAAGAAAATACATTACGATCAATCCAATTTCTTACAGAAGTAGGACCTCCACCTGATGTCCAGTCAATTCCAACATCCATATAAAAGAATTGGCAATCACGAATAAGATTAGAAACAGCATCTGTAAGACTTAATCCAGCAAGAGCTGTAGTAGCTTCAGGTGGACCCTGTAAAGAACAATGTAACATCTGATTATTATTAAAATTAGTAGCCTCAATAATTTTAGAAGCATCAGCTACTTGGATATTAAGGTTTTCCATCCTACAATTAATTATTGAAGTTGCTGCAATTGCAGCTCCAGTTGCTGGTTTAATTCGAACACTTCGTTCACCATCTGCATCAAATGCATCACCATAGCCAATTAATGCTCCACCATAGGGCAAAGAAGTCAAATTCTCTGCATACTTCCCTGGAGCAATATGAATTTCAGTATTTGGAGCCCAAGGTGATCCACTCCAGTTAATATAACCATTAGAAACTGAAACTGCTTTAGCAATAGTTGCAAAAGCAGTATCCCATGTTAAACCGTCATTTTCATCACTTCCTGTTTCATAAACACCTTTTACAGGAGAAGCAACCCCATTATTACTGTTTACAAAAAGTCTTTTACTAGGACCTTGAGCATCTTTTGCATTCTGAGCATCACTTCTACTAATCTGTAAACCTGTATGAAAAAAATCTCTAGACATTTTTATTCTCCTTGTTCAGGAGGGGGCTATAGCCCCCTCAGGTAGAATGTTAATATTTAGGTATGAGCAGGAGGTCCTGCTGTACCAGAGAGACCAAGAATAATCCATCCAATAGTATCATCAACATAATAAAGGACAGCTTGATCTTTTACATCAGCAAAAACAATAGTTGCCCATCCAGTTGCAGTAACAGGTGTAAGAGTACCATCACCGCCACCATCAGTTACAAGATGAATAATTAAAAGTTGACCAGGAATACCATCAGCTAAAGTTAAAGCTTCAGCATCACCACCAGTCGTTTTTTGAACAATAGCATGAGTAACTGGAATGGCTAATACATCAAGTATTACAGTTTCAATAAGGTCTTCCGTTTTATCAGAGTCGTTTTGGTGATACATTTCACCAATCGAGAAAATTCTTGACATTTTATCCTCCTTGTTATCGGGTGGGGTTTAACCCCCACCCATATTAAATTAAATTAGAAAGTTACAGCAACACCACAATTTGATGGATTACAAATTGTAATACCGTACCATGTAAAAATTCTGTATCTGAAAGTCATGGTAGCAAGATCACCATCATAAACCATGTATAAACGTAGACCGTTTTTCATGGTGTCAGTAATAACCTTCATACCATCATATTGCTTAAACAACTCAGCAGGAATTGTACCACCAATAACTTCAACTGCTGACTTATCCCAAAAGATATTGGTCTTGTTGGAAGCATCAACATTCAAACGAGTAATGGTTGCACCATTCAAAATTGCAGTATGAATATTAGCATATGCAGCTTCCAAAGTTGTGATTGCAGCTTGATCGGCAGCAATAGGTTTCGGATAGATTTTGATATGAGTAGCATCAGTAAGTTCAATAACCGTAAAGGTCATTGCCTCACCAGTTGAATTTTTATCAGCAAGGCCAACAGAATCAACATCAACTGCAGTATTTTGTAATGTAAACTTATCACCAACTGTCATCAGAGATGAATCATTCACTACCAAAGAAGCCTCACGATAGTCGACATTAGTTACAACACCAGTAGTTGCATTGACAGTACCACCTGAAGGTACAAATGCCTGATTACCAGTTACAGTGACAGCAGGATCAGCTGCACCTGTAATGTTCGGCAAAAATGATCCAGTAAAAACATCGAACTCAGCTACTGCAGAACCAATCTGACCAGTTCTCCAAGTATCTTCAGGGCGTCCTTTAATAGTTTGGCGTGCAGCAAGATCTGAACCAAAGGTCAAATTATCGCGATCATTAAGAACAAAGAAACGTTCTTCATGAAGAGCTTGACGTTCATTCATAAGAGCTTGAGCTTCTGCGATAAAATCAAAACCACTAGTTGCATTAGAACGATAAAACATTGAACCCTGAGTTACGATTGCTTGAGCAACATCTTTGTTCAATTCAGTTGCTTGACGTTTACCAGACTGTTTTGCTCTTCGTTCCCAAAACCTCTGATCTCGAAGATCATCAGCTCGTGCTTTAACAAAATCATTGTTAGGCGTACCCAAAAGAGCCGGATACGTTTCTTCAATGATTCCTTGTTCCTGGTTAGTTAAATCCCAACCTGAAATAATAGGTGCATGTTGCTGCACAGGATACCATACAAAGTTTCCAGTATTTTGCATGGTACCGGCCTCAGGTTCATGGAAATTTGTGAGCTCCAACATCATATCTTGATGCTCATAAGTTTCCTTTACTTTTTCAAACATAACTTCTGCAATTTTACCTGTTGAAATAGCCATAATTTAAAATCTCCTTATTACCAATTTGAGACGTCAACACCCTGAGCTTTTGCTTGCTTTTTGAGATCATAGGCAAGTTGGACATTATCTGCTTTCAAAGCAGCTTTTCTCTTTTTCAAGAGTGCTTTTCCTTTTTGAGGAGTCACTTTATCACCTTTAACATCATCTGCAGGCGGTCGAGCTTTAGATGTTTTACGTCGTGAGTTTAAAAGTCTTTCTTGTTGTTTCCCAAGAAAAACAGAAGCTTTAAGGCCAGAAGGATCGTTTTCTAACAAATTTTTAAATTGACCAAGAGCTTTAGGATTTCGCCCTAAGAAATACATTACTTTCTCAGAACCTTCACCAAGAATTGAAATAATAGAATCAGTCACTGTATCTCCCAATCCCGGTTTAACTGCTTCAACAACTTCTCTTACTCTACGATCAGCAGTTTTATACACTTTGATATCAATTTTGTTATCTTTAATTAGATTAGCTGCGCGATCATAATGATCATCAACAGCTTGCTCTATGTTTGCTTTAGCAGCAGATTGACGCCTTTTCAATTCACGTCTTTGTTCTGTAGCATCAAGTCGAGCATTAAGCATCTTATCATCATGCTCTGCTAAAGCTGTTTCGAACTCTGCAATTGTTTCAAAGTCTTGTTCTCTTGGTCTTTTTGGAAGATCCTTAAGGGGAACTTGAACTGCAACACCAGATTTAAGCGCTGTATTTTCTTCCCTTAACCGCTCAAGTTCTTCATCTTTTTCAGAGAGTCTTCCTTTAAGCTTCCGTTTCATTCTAATGTGAGTACTAACAGGGACATCTGATAACTGGCTGTCATCATCATCATCATCTGTCATCCAAGTTTCCACATTATCATCGTCATCGTCATTATCATCGTCAACATCAACATCAGTTTCATCAACATCAGTTTTATCAACTTCAGTTTCATCAACTTCAGTTTCATCAACTTCAGTTTCATCAACTTCAGTTTCATCATCTTTGACGATTTTACCATCTACTACTTTTTCTCCAGCCATATCCAGGTTTCCTTTCCTGTAAAATCCGTGATTCACCCCACGTAGGTTGTGTTTATTCCCAGGTCACCTCTGTTTAGCCCTCACCGCTTGAGGTCTTTAAAGTTTTTCTTCCTTCTTTTAGAACTCGTCTGATATCAATTATTTTTTCAGTATTGTCTAATTCCTTCCCAAACTGATCTATTCTTTTCGTTTGGACATCAACACCTAAAGCTTTTGCTTTTGCAATAGCTTCCATGCGTTTTGTTTGAGCATTAAATTCATCAACTTGTGTTTTAGCTCTATCATTTTGAGCATCAAGTTGCATTTCAATACCTTTACGTTTTTGCTCAAGAAGATCTGCATCACCCTTTTTATTTTCTGCTTGAGCAAGTAAAGTAGCTGCATCAGGTTTTTGAGATTGTGCTTGAGATTGTTGAAGTGCTTGTATTTCTTCAGGATTTGTGGGCTTTTTAATTCCTTGAATCACAAGAAGTTTATTAGCATAATCTCTGATGTCTTCAAAGTCAATACCATCCATAAGAGTAAGTTGTTTAAGTTGCAAAGCATTTCTCATTGGATCACCAGGAGGCATACCTTGAATCATTACAGTTAAACGATCAATCGTTTGTTCTCTTTGACTTGAAAACGTAGGACCTATTTTTGAATATACTTCAAATTCTGCATTATTAATATTACGGATTGTTTCTATTTCACCTGTTTCTTGGTTGACAACTTCTTCCATAATTTTAACTTTCTGACGTGTTCCATCAGCAGCTTCAACATCGATGGTCCGAGGTACATCATAAATTTCAGAAGCCATGGAGGCATAGACATCGCCGTCTCTCCTTTTAGCATGTTTTGTATTACTTTGGTATACCATACTTTGCATATCTAATCGAGCTTGTAAAGCATAAACTGCTCGACCTGAAATATCAGGATCTGCAGTATCTTGAGGAATACCAGGATTAGCTACATCCTCAATTGCTTCTTTAGATAACTGTAAAACAGCAGGAAGAGCAGTAGGCATTTTTTGTTCAGGTAATTCACCAACTGGTCCTATTGGAAGATCAGAACCATCGCCTCCCTTTCTATTTTGAAGTAAGTATGGAAAATTATTATCTGGTCCTGATTCAGAATACATATCTTCAAAACCAGCAATTTGCTCTTGCCAAAATAT